ATCTTCAATGTCAAAGTACTCACCTATGCCCATATTGTGATTTGACTCATGGGAACAGAAAAAAGGCTGATAGGATCATTTGGGCATTGCAAGGAAGGTTTGAGCATGGCAGAATTGGTAACTTTACAGATTTGTCTGTAAGTGGAACAACAACTCTATCTGGTTTGACAGCATCTACAGCATTGGCTTTAAACGCTAGTAAAGAAGTAGTAAGCGTCACAAATACTGGTACTGGTAACAATGTATTGGCAACAAGTCCTACATTGACAACTCCTAACTTAGGAACTCCTACATCTGTCACCTTAACAAATGGTACTGGTTTGCCTTTGTCTACTGGTGTAACAGGAACTTTGCCTATTGCCAATGGTGGTACAGGTCAAACCACTGCTACCAATGCTTTCAATGCTCTAGCACCAAGCCAAGCTAGTAATTCTGGCAAGTATCTAACGACCAATGGAACTACAACTTCTTGGGCGACAGTAAGCGCAGGTGTTACATCTGTTGCAGCGACTGTCCCTTCGTTTATGTTTGTTAGTGGTTCACCAATTACCTCATCAGGAACTTTGGCATTTGGACTGTCAGGTACAGCATTGCCAACTACATCTGGTGGTACAGGATTAACATCTTTCACCAATAAGGGTGTACCTTACGCAACATCTACAAGTGCATTGACTACTGGTACAGCACTTCAGTTTGATGGCAATAACTTTGGAGTAAGCACGACTCCAAGTCCTTGGGCTTCAGCTTATAGAGCAATAGAGATTGGCGACCAAGCGTCAGTTTCCTATTACAGCAGTGGTTCAGTAAAAATCAGCACTTTTGCTACAAACATCTATAACGTATCAAATATTGGTGCTAGAGATTATTACAAAGCTAATGGTGTAGCAGCAAAGTACATTCAAGCTGTTGGTGAACACGCTTGGATGACCGCACCTTCAGGTACTGCTGGCCCAATTACAACCATTGTTTCTGGAAATAAATATACAAACGTAACAGCAGGTAATCAACCTGATTTTGGTGCTTCTGATGGTTTTGTTGGCACTATTTGGACTGCAACTAGCAGTGGCACGTTAAGCAGTGGTACTGTTGTTCAGAATGTTGACTTTGTAGAGTCAATGAGGATTGATGTTTCTTCTAATGTAGGTATTGGAACATCTTTCCCTGGCTCTAGACTCGATGTCAAAGGTACTTTAAGACTGTCTGGTTCTACATCAGGGTATGTAGGTTTCGCACCTGCATCTGCGGCAGGATCGACTACTTACACTCTTCCTTCTGCTGATGGAACAAATGGTCAGGCATTGACGACCAATGGCAGTGGCACTTTGTCATGGGCTACTGCAGCATCTGGCACTGTAACAAGTGTTGCGATGACTGTTCCTTCTTTCTTGTCTGTCACTGGTTCACCGATTACATCAAGCGGTACATTGGCTGTTTCTTTGTCAGGAACTGCTCTACCAATTGCTAATGGTGGTACAGGGCAGACTACGGCTAATGCGGCTTTGAATGCTTTGTTGCCAAGCCAAAGTGGTAATGGAAACAAGTATCTACAGACCAATGGAACTGATACTTCATGGGATGCAGTTAGCTTATCAACTTCTGACATTACAGGCACATTAGGCACTGGAAATGGTGGTACTGGATTAACAGCGTTTACTCTCAATGGTGTTGTTTATGCTACTAGTACAAGTGCATTGGCTACTGGTAGTGCTCTTCAATTTGATGGTACTAATCTATTGGTTGGTACTACAACATCTGTTTACAACAATACAGGACGTTCATGTATTGAGTTGAATGGATCAACAGATTCACTAATTGCATTCAAATCTGGTGGAACTTCATCTGGTTATTTGGTTGGTGGCTCTGCAACACTATCTTTGTATGCTGCTGGTGCTTCTACTGTTCTGACATTTGGAACGAATGGTCAAGAAAGATTGAGAATTGATGCAAGTGGTAATGCGGGCTTGGGTGTAAGTCCTAGTGCTTGGAGTTCAATATTTAAGGCTTATCAAGTTGGATCTGGAATTGGAACTGCATTCTTGGCAGGTCGTTCAGATGCTGGTGCGGCCCAAAACCAGCTTGGCGCAAATGCATTTTTTGATGGTTCTTGGAAATATATAGCTGCAGGTGTTGCATCTCGATACGAGCAAAGTTCATCTGTTCATTCTTGGCACACAGCCCCAGCATGGGATGGAACAGGCAGTAACGACATTACTTTCACCCAAGCAATGACTCTAGATGCTAATGGGAATTTATTAGTTGGCGCTACAAGTGCATCAGCGTCTAAACTGAGAGTAACTGTTGGTGGTTCTGCCGCAGGCGTTCGTGTTGATGGAATTACTGGTGCTAATCAAGATTTTTATGCGCTTCGTAATGGTTCTGCAACTATTCAAGAAGGGCCAAACATTACGCTACAAAGCGTAACTGGAACAACTTATGCAACCTCAATGCAAATGGGGCCAACAGGCGAAACATTGTTCTTTAATTACAATGGTTCTGTTTGGAATGAACGTGCTCGTATAGACTTAAGTGGCAATCTAGGCTTGGGAGTTACTCCTAGTTCTTGGGCAACAAGTAGTAAAGCAATTGAATTTGGAACTGTTGGCAATGCTATTGCTGGCTTTGGTAGTGGTAATTTAGAATTATATGCTGGAGCTATTTATAGCCCTACAGGTTACAAGTATGCGGTAAGCGGCTCGGCTGTTACAAACTATCGCATGGAGCCTGGAACACATAAGTGGTTTACCGCCCCATCAGGCACGGCAGGTAATGCAATCACTTTTACCCAAGCCATGACATTGGATGCTAGTGGGAATTTGGGTTTAGGCACTACAAGTATTGGTGGTACTACATCAAATAGACAATTAACTATGGTTGGCAGTAGTACTGCACAAATTACTCTAACTGGTAGTGGTTCATTTTCCACTAATGTTGGTACAAATGGCACATTTAGTTATTTAGAAGCAACTGGAGCAAATTCACTTGCATTATTTACTAATGGCCAAAATCGTGTAACTATAGATTCAAGCGGTAACATGGGCTTGGGAGTTACTCCTAGTGATTGGAGTCAAGGTAGCGCATTACAATTTGGATTTGGCGGAACAATTTGGTATGACGATAAAACTGCTTTAGGAAATACAAGGGTTGGCAATAACTGGTATTTCAATAGTGGCTTTAAATATCAAAATACTGGTGCGGCATCTTTTTATCAGCAAGGCGCAGGTAATCATTATTGGTTCACAGCCCCATCAGGCACAGCAGGAAACGCTATTAGCTTTACTCAGGCAATGACTCTGGATGCTAGTGGTAATTTGGTTGTTGGCGGGACTTCTGCAAATGTATATGGCGCAAGCAAAGCCATTACGCTTAATGCCGCAAGCGGTCAAAGTTGTGTGTATGAGTACACTGTTGCAGGAACAAGTACTGGTTATTTTGGTGGAAGCAGTACAGCGACTTGGGTTGGCTCTAAAGCGAACATTCCATTGGTGATGTACACCAATGACACAGAACGTGCCCGTATAGACTCAGACGGTACATTCCGTGTTAAAGGTGCAGGAACAGCAGGTAGTTCAGATGCATTACAGATAAGTGGATCTGCTCCAGCAAATGCTGCCCGTATAGACTCAAGCGGTAACTTGCTGGTGGGTGCTACTACTGCACACAATTTTGGTAGTATTCCATCAATACAAGCTGGCGGTTCAAATGCAAACGGGTTGATTTCAGTTCGTAGAGATGTAACAAGCACAGCCGATCAAATTATTTTCTACAACCCAAATGGGCTTGTGGGCAGAATTGAAACAACTGGATCAGCAACTTCTTACACAACATCATCCGACTACCGCCTAAAGAATACTATTGCACCAATGACAGGTGCATTGGCAAAGGTGGCATTGCTCAAGCCTTGCACATACAAGTGGAACGCTGACGGCTCTGATGGAGAAGGCTTTATTGCTCACGAGTTGGCTGAAGTTGTTCCTCAATGCGTGACAGGTGCAAAGGATGCTGTTGATGAAGAAGGCAATCCTAAGTATCAAGGTATCGACACATCATTCTTGGTGGCTACATTAACTGCGGCTATCCAAGAACAACAAGCAATCATTGAATCACTCAAGGCACGTTTGGATGCCGCTAATCTTTAAAGGAAAATCATGGCTATCACATATAACTGGAATATTTCAACCCTAGACAGAGATGTCGCTACAGGATTTGTTACTACAGCGCACTGGCAATGTAACGCAGTAGATGGAGAGTTCGCTACTTCTGCATACTCTACTTGCGGATGGCCTGAAGGAACACCAACAGTCCCTTATGAAGATCTCACACAAGCTACAGTCCTTGATTGGGTATGGGAAAGCATTGATAAGGATGCTACAGAGGCTTCTTTGGCGGCTCAGATTGAGTTGTTGAAGAACCCTGTAAAAGCGTCTGGTACACCTTGGTAAAACGAGAAGCCATCACTCGATCTTGATGGCACATTAAAGGAAAATCATGGGCAACAACACAAAAACCCCATTGACGATTGACGGAGTAGAGTACCAGTTCGAGGATATGACTCCTGAACAACAAGTACTGGTAAACCATGTGGCAGACCTAGACCGAAAGTTAGCGTCTGCTAAGTTCAATGTTGATCAACTTCAAGTAGGTAGAGATGCTTTCTTTGCCATGCTGAAGGAAAAACTTGATCCAGTGACGGACGTAGAAGAAAAATGAGTCCAGAACTGCAAAAGTACTACTCTGATCGCTTTGATATGTTTTCACATCAGGGTTGGATAGATTTAATGCAAGATGTAGACAAAATGCTTGAATCTATGAATAATGTCTCTACCATTTCTGACGAAAAAAGTCTACAATTTCGCAAAGGTGAGATTTCTATGCTAGTTTGGCTACAAACCCTGAAATGGGTTAGTGAAAGAGCATACGAGGACTTAAATGAGAAGAATGTTTGATTTTGCTTGCGAATGCGGGCAGCGCACTGAGGCTCTGGTGATTTATGAGGTCTCCAGTATTCAGTGTGGATGCGGTGGGGTAGCCCATCGTATCGTAAGCGCACCTAACTTTAACCTAGAAGGTTGGTCTGGTCACTTTCCCTCCGCTTATGGGCGGTTTGAGAGCAGACACACTGATAAGTTGAAGGCAGAGCGCAAAGCCAACTCACAAGCGTAAAGCCGAGTTGATTATCCTACAACCATTTTGGCAGGAACAAAAATATGCTGATTGATGATGAAAAAGAGCCGCTAGGCGAACTCGAAGTAGAAGAGTCTAAAACTGAACTTCCTGAGAAATACAGGGCAAAAAGTCTAGAAGAGATAGTACGGATGCACCAAGAGGCTGAAAAGCTCATTGGTAAGCAAGCCCAAGAGGTTGGCGAAGTCCGTAAATTGGCTGATGAGTTGCTCAAGCAGAACCTCGGATCAAAACAACAGCAAGTTGAGGAAGAACCTGAAGTTGATTTTTTTGAGAACCCTCAGAAAGCAGTTCAGAATACGATTGATAGACATCCTGATGTACTTGCGGCTAGACAAGCTGGTCAAGAGTTCAAAAGGATGCAGATTCAGCAGAAGTTAGCGCAGGATCACCCTGATTACTCCCAAGTAGTCAATGATTCCGAGTTCCAAAACTGGGTGAAATCTTCACCTGTACGTTTGGGACTTTATGCAAAGGCTGATGGTGAATTTGACTATGATTCGGCTAATGAATTGTTGTCTACCTTCAAACAATTGCGTGGTATTAAAGCTAAAGAGTCTGAACAAGCGGGTAACGCACAGAGGACAAAGAGCATGAAAGCCGCACAAGTGGATGTAGGTGGCTCTGGAGAGAGTTCAAAGAGAGTCTACAGAAGGAGTGACCTTATTCGTCTCAAGATGACTGATCCTTCTAGATATGAATCATTGAGTGATGAAATCATGCAAGCATATTCTGAAGGTCGTGTTCGATAATTTAACTTAGGAAATTTAATCATGGCTAATACCGCATTTTCCCCAACAAATAGTGTAACCACTACCTCCGCAGCTAACTTTATTCCAGAGATTTGGAGTGATGAAATTGTTGCCGCCTATAAAAAGAACCTCGTTTTGGCCAATTTGGTCAAGAAGATGTCTTTCAAAGGCAAAAAGGGTGACACTGTTAACATCCCTAGCCCTGCTCGTGGCAATGCTTCTGCAAAAGCCGCTACCGATGCAGTGACTTTGATCGCTGAAAGCGACACCAACATTCAAGTGTTGATCAACAAGCACTATGAATACTCACGTTTGATCGAAGACATCGTTGAAGTTCAAGCCTTGACATCACTGCGTTCTTTCTATACAGAAGACGCTGGTTATGCTTTGGCTAAACGCATCGACACTGACTTGGTTCAATTGGGTCGTGCTTTCAATGGCGCTACAGTTGGTACTGATGACTATGCTACTAGCAACACTACTACCAAAGCCTTTATTGGTTCTGATGGTACTACTGCTTACAACAGCACATCCTCTAACGCTGCCGCTTTGACTGATGCCGCTATTCGTCGCACCATTCAGCGTTTGGACGACAACGACATTCCTATGGATGGTCGTTTCTTCCTGATCCCACCCTCAAGCCGTAACACTTTGATGGGTTTGGCTCGTTACACTGAGCAAGCATTTGTCGGCAATGGCGATGCAATCCGCAATGGTGAAATCGGTCAGCTCTACGGCATGGCTGTTTTTGCTACCTCTAATGCTGATACTGGTGCTGGTAACTCTGGTACTGACCGTATCTGCTTGATGGGTCATCGTGATGCGATGGTGTTGGTTGAGCAGTTGGGCATCCGTTCACAGACTCAGTACAAGCAAGAGTACCTTGGTACATTGTTTACTGCTGACACTCTGTATGGCGTGAAGGCTCTGCGTACTAGCGCAACAAGCACTGCTTCTAACGCTTCTGCCGCTTTTGCTTTGGCAGTTCCAGCCTAATGTTGCCACTTTCCCCTCGCCTTAACAGGTGGGGGGGTTTTCTTAATCTAGGAGGAATTTATTATGGCAACCGCATCAGCAGTAACAGTAAGGCGTGGTAACGACCAGTTCCGTGGACTTTTCAGCGATACATGGGTAGTTCGTGCTACCTTGGACGCTGGTTCATTAGTCGATGGCGCTGGCGAAACTGACGACATCACAATCCCTGGCGTAGCTTTGGGTGACATGGTCATTGGCGCATCTTTGGGTGTGGACTTGGTAGGTTTGACAGTGACAGGTTATGTCTCTGCCGCAAATACAGTCAAGTTCCGCATTCAGAATGAGTCAGGATCAACAGCAGACCTTGCTTCTTCAACACTCCGTGTTGTTGTGGCTCGTATGGTCTAAATAAAAGGGGGCTAATAACCCCCTTTTTCATGGAGTTTTTATGGCAACATTTAGATGTTTGACAAGTGGTCAGACTGTTACTTTTGTACATCAGCATGACATTGACTCTATGAAGGGTCATGCAGGTTATGTCAGAATTGATATAGAAGAAACACCTGAAACCTATGAAAAACCCGTAGTTTTAGCGCCTCCTACTCCTGTTAAGAAGTTAGGAAGACCAAAGAAAGTAGCAAATGTCTGATATTGATCCAAGAGAGTTTGGCAAACTAGAAGCCCAAGTTGAGGCTTTACAGGCAGAAGTTCATGCCATGCGTGAAGACATCAAAGCTCTGTTAGAGATGGCTAACAAGTCTAAGGGCGGTATGTTTGTCGGGATGGCTATTGCATCTGTTGTTGGTGGCATTATTTCGTTTATTGCGACTAAGGTAATACGATGAGCTTACTATCTGGTGCTATCTGTCCTATAGCCACTCAAGATATATCGGATAATCTGAAGAACCGCAATAATGCGTTCAAGAAGTTTGGCTATGGCCCACCTAACCCAGAAGAACCTAATGAATTGTTTTGGCTAAAGAAAGCCAAGATGTATAACGCACCTACTGAAAGCATTAAATCAATGCTCTGCGGTAATTGTGCGGCTTTTATCCAGACTCCTAAGATGATGGAATGCATCATTGGTGGACTAGAGAAGGATGAAGGCGAAGATGAGTTGTCTTATGACGAAGAGTTCATCAAAGCCGCTGATCTCGGCTATTGTGACTTGTTTCAGTTCACTTGTGCTTCCGCCCGCACTTGTGATGCGTGGAAAGGTGGCGGCCCTATTACCAAGGAAAAATGATGTACGGAAAATCCCCAAAAATGACCAGTTCTAAAGCCCCTAAGAAGGCCAAAGGTATGCCTGTAACCATCATGGTTGCTGTTGGTAAGCCTAAGTCTATGCCTGTTCGTGGTAGCCGTACTGCCACCAATATGATGAAGAAATCAGGTCGTGGCAAATGAAACAAGGTCTTTACGCTAACATTAAAGCCAAACAAGATCGCATTAAAGCTGGTTCTGGTGAAAAGATGCGTAAGGTTGGCTCTAAAGGCGCTCCTACTGAGGCGGCATTTAAGGCGGCAGCTAAGACTGCTAAAAAGAAATGAAATCACCTGCTTGGCAAAGAAAAGAAGGCAAATCTGCTTCTGGGGGCTTGAATGCCAAGGGTAGAGCATCTTATAATGCAGAAACTGGTGGCAATTTAAAAGCACCTGTAAAGTCGGGAGATAACCCTCGTAGGGCATCCTTTTTAGCACGAATGGGCAATATGCCTGGCGCTGAGATGAAAGATGGAAAGCCTACCCGACTTCTTCTTTCTCTTAGAGCTTGGGGTGCATCGTCCAAGGAAGACGCTAGAGCAAAAGCCAAAGCTATCTCTAAGAGGAACAAATGAGACCAATTTCTGTAGGCAATATCTTAACAGCAGGAAGTAAGACTACTGTTTTTACAGTTCCTACTGGTTACTTTGCCCTATGGAATCTTTGCTACATTTCAAATCATAGTGGAAACAACAAAACTGTAAGTGTCTGGTGGTACGACTCTAGTTCTGATGCAGAGATTTATGTAGTTGATGCTTATCAGATTGCTGCTACTGAGTTTCTTAGATTTGATGGTGGCGCTTATGTTGTTTTAGAAGAGGGCGACCAAGTGCGAATTACCACTGAGTCTGGTTCATCCATGTCTTCTACCAATACATTCGAGCTTTATGGAGCGCAAAGAGCATGACATTCCTACAACTGATTAACAATGTATTGATCCGCTTGCGTGAAACCCAAGTTTCTACCAACAATGAGACCTCCTATTCAACTCTGATTGGCTTGTTTGTCAATGATGCCAAGCGTCAGATTGAGGATTCTTTTAGTTGGAATGTTCTTGGTCAAACAGTTACATTGACCACATCATCAAGCGCCCATGTTTATTCAATGACTGGTGCTGGTCAGAAGTTTCAAGTACAAGATGCTTTGAACACCACATCAAATGTTGCATTGCAGAATATCTCTTTTGTTGAGATGAACAGGTATCAGAACCTTGTTCCTTCAATTACTGGAGTTCCACAGTACTACGCATTTGATGGTGTAGATGGTAATGGAGACACACAAGTAGTTCTCTATCCAAGACCTGATGGTGTTTACAGCATTCCATTTTCTCTGACAGTACCACAAGCACCATTGGCTGCTGATGGCACTTCAGTGTTAGTTCCTGATGTTCTTGTTGTGCAGAATGCTTATGCTAGAGCATTGGTTGAGCGTGGTGAGGATGGTGGATTGAACTCTTCTGAGGCTTATCAACTGTACAGGTCTATGTTGTCAGACCAGATTGCTTTAGAAGGAACTCGTTATCCTGAAAATCAGGAGTTTGTAGCAGTATGAGCCAACAACTCCAAACGCAAAGTATTTCAGCGCCAGGCTTCTTTGGGTTGAATACACAAGATTCGCCATTAGATTTGGCGGCTGGTTTTGCTTTGGTTGCAACAAATTGCATCATTGATCAATATGGTCGTATTGGTTCTCGTAAGGGTTGGGCAAGGGTTAATTCATCTTCTGGAAACCTTGGTGCTAACGATATTGGAGTTATCCATGAGTTAGTTCAATCTGATGGAACTATTACTGTTCTGTTTGCTGGAAACAACAAGTTATTCAAGCTAGATGGCTCAAATGCTGTTGTTGAATTGACCTATGGGGGGGGTGGTACTGCTCCTACCATTACTGCTAGCAATTGGTCATGTGCTTCACTCAATGGGATTACTTATTTCTTCCAAGTTGGGCATGATCCATTGATCTTTGATCCTACTGTAAGTACAACAACTTATCGCAGAGTTACTGAGAAAACTGGATATGTAGGCACTGTTCCTTCTGCAAACATTGTTATCTCTGCATTCGGTCGTTTGTGGGTTGCTGATACATCTACTGACAATGTAACTATCTTCTTTTCTGACCTTTTAGCAGGTCATGTTTGGAGTACAGGAACATCTGGAAGACTGAATATTGATAGAGTTTGGCCTAATGGTGCTGATGAAATCACAGGTTTAGCTGCACATAACAACTTCTTGATCATCTTTGGTAAGCGTCAGATTCTGGTGTATGGCGGTGCAACATCTCCTGCAACAATTGCTTTGTCTGACACTGTTGGCGGCATTGGATGTATTGCTAGGGACTCTATTCAGAGTACTGGTAAGGATGTTTTGTTCTTATCCAATTCTGGTGTGCGTTCATTCGCTAGAACGATCATTGAGAAGTCTGCTCCAATTGGAGACTTGTCTAAGAATGTTCGCAGTGACTTTATGGCAATTGTTGGTAGTGAGACACTTGCCAATATCAAAACTGTTTACTCAGAGACAGAAGCCTTTTACTTGTTGACATTGCCTACTGTTAAAGAGGTTTATTGTTTTGACACAAGAGTTCAATTACAAGATGGTTCTTTCAGGGTAACAATTTGGAACTCTATAGAGCCAACTGCTTTGTTATCTCGCAGAAATGGTGATGTTCTGATTGGCAAGAATGGTTACGTTGGTAAGTACAGCACTTACCAAGACCATACTTCTAATTACAGGATGCAGTACTACACCAATCATGCTGACCTTGGTAATGCCAATGTCACCTCATTGTTAAAGCGTTTAAAAGTAGTTGTGATTGGTGGAACAAACCAGTTTGTCACGATGAAGTGGGGTTTTGACTTCACTACGAATTACTTGTCTGCCAATGCTCAAATACCTACACAAGCTGTTTCTGAGTATGGCATTGGTGAGTACAACGTAGCGCAATACTCTGATGGTGTTGCTTTGCAGACTCTGGTTGTACAGGCAAGTGGTAGCGGTAAAATTGTGCAGACTGGCTACGAAACAAATATCAGTGGTTCGCCTTTGTCTATACAGCGAATTGAAATTCAATCTAAAGATGGGAAAATGTCGTGAGTAACTATACACAAAGCACCAATTTCGCTACTAAAGATTCACTTCCTTCTGGTGATCCATTAAAGATCGTTAAGGGTACTGAGATCAACACTGAGTTTGTCAATATCTCTGTTGCTATTGCTACTAAAGCTGATCTAGCATCTCCTACGTTTACTGGTACTCCAGCAGCGCCTACAGCATCTAGTGGAACAAACACCACTCAATTGGCGACTACTGCTTTTGTTACAGCGGCAGCTTCAGCGGCAATTACATCTGCTTTGGCGGCTGTTTATCCTGTAGGCTCTATCTACATCAATGCTGGTGTTTCTACAAACCCTGCAACATTGTTAGGCTTTGGTACTTGGACAGCATTTGGTGCTGGTCGAGTCATGGTTGGTTTGAATGCAAGTGACGCATTGTTTGACACTTTGGAAGAAACTGGTGGTAGTAAGAACACTACTCTCCCAATACACAGTCACACATACAGTGGCACTACAAACAATACTGGCGCTCACCAACACGCTGTTGACTATCCATTAGATTGCACAACAAATAAGCAACAATTTGGCATAACAACAACTTCTGGTTTTTCTACAGACACCTTCTGTGATACAGATGGAAGCAGTACTGATGTTCCGCTTACTCAGTCTGTTGGTAATCACGAACATACTATTTCAGGTTCAACAGATAGTAGCGGTAGTCCTGATTCCAACACTAATCTTCAGCCATATATTACTGTGGCGATGTGGAAGCGTACAGCATGATTTCACACCACTTTAGTGATGGTTTGTATGCCAAGGAAGCCTCATTTGAGGCGGGTACAGCCATTCTGAAGCATACCCATGACTTTAGCCATTTGTCTATCTTAGCTAAAGGTAAGGTTGCGGTGATGAAGGGTG